CAGGCGCTGCCCCCGTACAGAGTGCCATCGGCGCTGACGTAGCGGGCGCCGTCGGCCGAGCCGGCATAGGCGTCCCGCAGCCAGTAGTACCACGCAGCACCAGAGCCCGGGTTGCTGGAATAGTTGGAATTGGCGACGCAGGAGGCCGTCACGGTGGCGATGCGGCTGTTGTTGTCGCCGAAGATCGCCAGCTTGCTGCCGCAGACGTGGTCGCCGCTCAGGCCGACCTCAGTGCAGGACAGGGGGAAGATCTTGTCCGTGCAGGTCTCCGTCCCGCCGCCGTCTGTGGAGCTCTTGCCGACCGTGATGGTGGTGTTCAGCAGAGCCGCCCGCTCGTTGGCGGTGAAGGCGTTCAGAAAACCGGCGAGGCCACTGTACGGGTTGACGCCGTTCCAGACGTGGGAGGAGTCCGGCGTCTGGTCTGCGGAGTGCTGCGCGGTGTACCACTGGCCGGCAGCCGCGGGGCTGTTGAGCCACTGGCGCAGGTTCGAGTAGATGTAGCGGTTGTTGCCGTAGCTGCGGCGGTCGCTGTTGCCGTTGCTCGGTTCTGCCGCGTCGAAGCACAGCATCTTGATGATCTGGTTGGTCACGAGCGTGACGCTGTTGGAGGGGTAGCCTGCGTGGTTCTTATCGGCCACGATCCAGACGATCGGGCTGCCGTACAGGCTGCCGAACTTGACCTTCGACTTGTTTGCGAGGTTGCTCAGTTTTTGGGCCATGAGTTGTGTCTCCTTTCGGTGATGGTTTGAGCTCCGGGAAATAGCTGAAGAAATAGGCGTCCATGTTCTGCCGCAGGTGGTAGGTGTTGCCGTGTGAGATGTGGCCCGTCCAGCTCGCGTAGGATTGCACGACGCTGTCGAGTGTCATCTTGCCGGAGTCCACCAGCCCGCGGAACTTGCGGATCTTGCGCTTCATGTTGTCGATGCTCTTGGCTCGCACTTTTCTCACGACCTTGCCGGTCTGCGTGAGGTAGGTGTGAAAACCGAGGAAGTCGATGCCGTTCTTCAGCGGGAGGATCTGCGTCTTGCCGTTCAGTCGAAGGCCGAGCGGCTTGATGTACGCCTCGATCTCCTTGAGTATCTGCCGGAGCAGCAGCTTGTCGCTGTGGATGATGTAGAAGTCGTCCATGTACCTGCCATATACGAGGCCGCGGTCATCCCTCAGCCAGTGGTCGAAGGCGTCCAGATAGAGCAGCGCGAGCAGTTGGCTCGACTGGTTGCCGATCGGGATGCCGGGGTCTGGCGTGCTGTCGATTATGAGCCACAGCAGCCACTCAGCGAAGTCGATCAGCTCGGGATCCTTCAGCCACTTCAGGGCCCGGCGGGCCGTTTCGTAACAGTAGGAATGGAGCAGGGTGTAAAAGAACTTTGAAAAATCGCCCTTCAGTACCCAGCCGTCGGCGTAGTCCCACTCGTTCATCGGCCGGGGCGGCAGGCCGGCAGCCTTGCGGGCTGCTTCGTCTGCTGCCTTTCGGCTGAAGAAATAGTGGCGCATGGCCGCAGCCAGACGGTCGAGGCCGTCGTGGGTGCCTTTGTCGATCTGGCCGGCGTAGTTGTCCCGGATAAAGCGCCGGGAGAACGCCGGCTCGAGGACGTTGTCGCAGAGCGAGTGCTGGACGACTTTGC